AACAGCGTTCCACCGAATCTGATGCGAGCCATTGCAGAGCATATTAGAGACAAGATATTCAAGAGCAAGAAGGCATGAAAGCCTCACGCACGCCTGCGCGGTATGGTGTAACACTACACTAAGAGTATACTATGGGATATTATGAGATTCGCAGTAATAGACACGAACACCCAGAACGGGAACTATCTCGGAACGGTGATGTCGATACACGCATCAAGGGCAGGCGCACTTAAAGACGCAGTGCACCGGACGCACGTTGACGACCGTTTGCACGGGCATGTGGTATGGAGAGTTCGCAACCGGCACAAGGTAAAGGCCGGGGAGCGTGTGCGATTCATGACAGGACCTGTTGAACCGATGCTGCAGGAGTATTTGTGAATGTACGCAAATCTTGACAACACACAACAATCGTGATACTGTGGAAATATGGCAAGACGATCACTATTAACACCTGAGCGACAAAAAATAATTGTCGATTACCTCGCAGACGGGGGGTATGTCAGGCACGCATGCCAGAGGGCAGGTATTTGCGAGGACACGTACCTGAACTGGATGAGAAGGGGGGAGAAGGAAGGGAAGGGAAAGTTCTTCCGATTCTTCGAAGCCTGCACGCACGCATGTACAGAAGCGATCCGCAAGAACGTGAAGATAGTCGAGGCCGGTGCCGGTCCAAGGAAGGTAAAGACCAAGCGGACTATCCGCAAGGCTGACGGCACTGTCGAGGTTGTCGAAATAGAGGCGGTCGAAATTGACTGGCGCGCCGCTGCCTGGTGGCTGGAGAGACGCTGCCCGAAAGAGTGGGGGCCGCAGGACAAGAAAGTGATCGTCGAGTCAGACGAGCCGGTGCGTATCAAGCGCGGCATGCCCGGTCCGAAGGATTGATGTAATGCAAAACGGAATGGAGGAAAGAAAATGGATGCCAAGAAAAAGAAGATTCCGCTACTCAAAATGAACAAGGGTCAACTGCGGCAGGTAATTCGAGATCTGAAAAATGACAAACTCGGATTGATCGTCGACCTGCAGGACACAACAAATCAGTATGCCGACCAGTTGCTAGCAGCGTCAGTCGAGATCAAAGCCCAGGAAGACAAGATCAAACATCTTGAATACTGCAATGAGGTTGTTGTAGAGAAAAACAAGGAGCTGAAGAGGCAGATTGAAAGCCTCAACGAGAAGAAGGCAGGTATAGCTTATGCCAATGTAGGCCAGCAGAAGGATTTATATGAGGCAGAGGGCAAGATAGGGGATTTGACGGTAGCGCTGGATATATGGAAAGGCAAATACAACGCTCTATGCCAAGCGATTTGCGAAAAGATTGTCACGGATCAAGATGTGAGCGAGTAAACGGAACGGAGGAACACAATGCAGTTGAGCAAATCAACAAGGAAGCATTGCCGTCTAATGACTGAACAATTAAAGCGCCTACAGCGAAACATCATACGTGAGATCATGTATGATACTGGTTGTTCTGCCAATGATGCTTTCGAGCATCAACGCCGATACTATCCAGAGGCCTATCAACGCAGGCGCACCAACTAAGAGAACACAATGCCCCGCGAAGTAGAAGTCACAGACGAGATAATCTGGCACGGCAATCCCGGCGGGCAGGAAGCATTCCTTGCCGACTGGGAACACTGGTGTATCGGCCTTGAGGGAGGATGGTCAAGCGGCAAAAGCTGGTCAGCAGCGCGCAAACTCCTGACGTTGCACATTGATAATGCTTTCAAGGACAGCGGGGAGCCAACGTATATATGGAGCGCAGTCATTGCACCGACCTACAGCAACGCAAATGATTTTTGCCTTCCTGCAATAAAAGACGCCGCCAGGGAGATAGGTCTATCATGCGAATACAAGGGAGCGGCGAGCGAGTTTATTTTCCCGGATCTCGGCACGCAGACATCACCGAGCAAAATCATTGTGCGTACAGCAGACAAGCCGGAGAGGATAACCGGCTGGCAGGTCGGGGCGGCCTGGGGGGACGAAGCCGCGCGCTGGAAGGTTGACAACTATGACCCGAGCCGGGATCCATATTTGCAGTTGACCGCACGAGTCCGGCACCCGGAAGCATACTTCTGTCAGTTGATGCTGACATACACAAACGAGGGCGATGCAACGCGAGTGTACCAGGAGTTCCGGCGCGGATTATCAACGCACGCACTTTATCGGGCGGCAACAAAAGAGAATCCGCATGCTGCCGAGTTCCTGGAGCGGCAACGGGAAATGCTGTCACCGGAACTGCAGGAACAATACCTCGAGGGCGGGGCGATCAGCCTGCGCGGTAGACAGCTGTATTCGGCGTTCGATGCAGAGCGGCATCTTGACGATACTCTGAAGCTCACCTATGCAATGCCGCTGCATCTGGCACTTGACTTCAACATCAATCCAGGAATGCACGCACTGCTTGGGCACTATAATCAGCAGCAGGATCTATTCACGACTGTTCACGAAATACATGAAAAGCGCCTTGATGTACAGAATACCGTTGTCCAGATCGTCCGGCTTATTGAGGAGTTCGGCGGCTGGAAGTGGGCAGATCCGCTGCAGGTATACGGCGATGCAACCGGCGGCAGTGCCTGGGCTGGGACAGGCGAGACGTGCTACCAGATACTTGCTGAGGCTCTTGACTCGGCTGGGATTCCGTTCCGGGTGCGCGTTCCAGGTCGCAATCCATTTGTACAGGACAGGATTAACTCTGTCAATATGGCACTCCTGGACGTGCGAAGCAATATTCACTGGAAGATACATCCGAGCTGTGTTCGGCTGATTGCAGATCTGAAGGGCATGCGATACGATGATTCAGGACAACCTGACAAGCGAGAGGAAAGTATGTCCCACGCCAGCGAGGCCGAGGGCTACCGGATACACTATCTGCGGCCGATTCGGCGATTCGACGACAAGCCGACGGGGCGCATGAGTGTGGTGGTATAGTGTACACCATATGCCTATGGCATACAATTTTTGCACAATTATGTTTGACGGATAACAAAAAGGCGTGTATTAGTAAGAAAACCGAGCAATATGTCCTGAGCTAGCTACTCTGGACAGATGTAAAAAGTCACAAAGGTCTGTCGGGGCCGACACCTCGACCGGCCTTTTTTTATTGCTCGGAACACTTTTTGAGGCGCCACTATAGGGGCAAAGAATGGCCGACAACCTACTAACCCGACTATTTCGCCGCGACTCCACAATCAAGACCACCGAACGCACCGGCCAGCAGATCCCGCCTAACCCCGCAGCCGGAGGCCTGGCAATCCTGCAGAACCAGGACGGCGACATTCCGAAACCGGCACCGAGCACGTACAAGACCTATCGCGAAATGCGCAGCAATCCGACTATCGCGCTTGCCAGGGTGATGGCACGGGCACCGATTCAGTCGGCGAGCTGGTCGGTGGAAGCCGAAGAAGCGGATGAAGAGCTGAAGACATTCATTGAAGACGAGTTTACCCGACTGTGGCCGGAACTGCTGGACGACATGCTGTATGCGTTCGATTACGGGTTTGCGCCGTTCGAGAAGGTGTACGAAGTCGGCAACGATGGCAAAATACACTATCGGAAGGTGAAGCCGCTGCTGGTGGACAAGACACAGATCCTTGTAACCGAAAAGACCGGCGAGTTCGCAGGGCTGAAGCAGTCTGAAGGCGATGTTGTACTTACACCGGAATACTGTTTCCTGTACACCTACGACGGCGAGGCCGGGAACCTGTACGGTCGAAGCAGACACGAGAATATCCGCGAGACTGCCTGGCATAGCTGGATGGAACAGGCAAAACGTTACTCGAAGTACGGAAAGAAAGTTGCCGGCGCCACGCCGATAATTGAATATCCCGAAGGAACCGGCATGGATGCCAATGGACAGGAAGTATCCAATTTCAAGCTTGCCCAGGCAATATTGCAGAACCTATCCGCGGTTAACGGCGTTGCGATGCCGAATACGCTGGCAAAGTACGTTGAAGACCTGGCGCGTCTCGGCGGCGCAGGCAAGGACAGCATGAAGGCGTGGAATATCAGTTTTCTTGAGGCGAAGGCGGCACACGGCAAGGACTTTGTGGATGGCCTAAGCTATTGGGATAAGCTGATGATGAGAGGCTGGCTGCAGCCGGAACGGGCGGCACTTGAAGGCCAGCACGGGACGAAGGCCGAATCCGAAACACAGT